CTGTCCCAGTAGGATAAGTAACCTTTCCATCGTCATCCATTTTAATTAACTCTTTTTTAATTTTTTCTGTTTGAGCTTTAGTTTTATCAAGTGAAACTTCTTTTGCTTGTAAATCTTTTACTACACCAGCTTTTTTTTGTGAATGTTCACTATCAAATTTTCCAGGATTGTTTCCAAAAACGTTAAAATATAAAGTATTTTCTATTGTAAGCCCTTGAGCTTTTAAATGGGAATTTACTGCTTCTCGTCCCTTTTCATTATCTTCCAAACCTAAATAATTCAACATTTGTTTCATTGCTTCTTCACCAGTAAAATTTAATGCTGACCCTGTTGGATTTGGCCTCCAATTTTTAGGTATGTTATAAAATTTTGATTGTTCGCTATTTAAACTATGATCTAAAAATTGTTCCGCTGCAGGTTCGCCAAATTTTTCTAAATAACTTTGATATTGATTACTTAAGTCTTTTGCATAAGCAAATGATTCTTTTCTTTTTTTTCGTCTGTTTTCCTCCAATCCCATCTTCATAGACAACCCTTTTTGATACGAATCAACAAAGGTAGTACCTAAGTTAGACATTGTTTCTATAGCTTGATTTATCCCTGCACTCATAATTTATACCTCCTAAGCATAGTTTCCGTAACCAGTTGCCCAATTTGTAGAACTAGGGGTTGATCCTCCAAATCCCTTAGACCCTAAAGCAGCTCCACCTAAACTAGCTCCAATATTAGCTATGCCCATAAATGTTTGAAATGGCAATGAAGCTGCTTGTAAGCGATAATCGCCTGCTTGTAAGGCAAGTTGATTGCTTAATTGAGACCCTTTAAGCCCAATATCAGCTACTTGTGAAGCTGTTCCCAACCGAGTATCTTTCCGTAAAGTTGCCATGTTTTGTGCTAGCCCTTGTCTCGCAGCAGCGGTGTCTTTTCCTAATTGCATTCTAGCCGTACCGCCAATGCCTTTTTTGTCTACGTCTTCTGCAACCGAACCATAAATCTCAGTAATCCCAGTTCGTCTGGTATTTGCTTCGGATTGTGCTTGTAAACGCAACCCACTATATATACCCCTTACTCTATTCTCTTGAGCAGCTTGATTAGCTATTAAGTTTGCTTTTTCAGTTCCAAATTGTTGTTTTAATTGTGCCATTGTAAGTCCATAACGTTGCATGACATCGGTTTCTAAATTAGCGTAATTTTGAGTTATGCCTGAAAGTTGTTCCCCTGCTCGTGTTCTAATAGCCCCTATATTTTCTGCTTTTCTAGCAACGTAGGACTGACCCAATCTGCCAGTTTCCATTAATGTAGAAGCGATATCACGATCAGCCTGTTGCCCTGCCCCCCTTAGCCCTTCTAATCGAGCATATTGACGTTGCGACTCTTCTGCTGCTAGACGTTGCGACCCTTTTTCTAAAAGTTCTTTCGCCCCAGCTCCAGACAAAAATCCCCCTCTAGCTTTTTGCATCCTTGTAATAGCTTCTTCTTGCTCTTGTAATTGAAATTGGTAAAGGGGTGATTTTGAAAAATCTGTGGGATCACCATAATTTGCTTCAAAATCACTTATTTCCTGTTCTGTAGCAATACCTGTCCATATTTTTTGTTGCTCTAACGCTCTTCTACCAGCTAAAGATGTTGGGCTTAAACTTTCAATAGCTCTTTTAGAAAATCCTAACAATCCTCCAATAGATGAGGCTGCCCCAGCTTCGGCCTCTTCTTTTGTTATAAATCCAGAAACCAACATATCTTCAAGCAATTTACTCTCTTGGTTATCATATTCATTAATAGCTAAATCACGAGCAGCGATAATATCGTTTCTGCTGATAAGTTGCTTTTCTTCTAAGTTAGCTAAAATTTCTTGTTGTGATGTAGCTATTTGGCCCGCAGCGTTTGTATACCCTTGTTGCAAAGCCTCCATGCTTAGTTTTCCTGATGCTGTCAACGCCTCTAATTCAGATTCTCTGGCTGTATCAATTTGCGTGTTTAAAGCCTCTAAACCTTCTGTTACGCTTAAATTTAAACTTTCTGCTGTCTCCAAAATCAATTTAGCTTGCTCTAATTCAAATTCATCCAAATCTGTTAGAATGGATGATTCTGTAGTTTCTAAATCATCCAACGTTTTAATTTTTGCGTTTTCTAGCACTTCTGCCAATCGTTTATTTTCAGCTTTTTGTTCATCAGCTAAAGCTTGTGTTGCAGCTTCTGCATCATTAATGCCCTTTTTCATTTTCTTATATTTTTTTACTCCAGATCCTATTACAAACGTCAATCCAGTTCCTATTGCCCATGCTGCTCCACTTCCTACTGCCATTAATATGCCTCCTTAATTAAAACTTTATCTGAAAGTTTATAATTTTTTTTAATTAATTTTTGCGAAATATCAAATTCAGGTGATATGCTAAATGAAATTAAATCTATCTTTTTTTCTTTTGCATAATCTTCTAAATGAGCTATCAACGATAAAATTATTCTTGATTGTTTTATGGTTGATAAATTTGGATCAGCTTGCATTCCAAATTCACTAATAATTCTTTTATTAAAATTAAACATTGTTGGGACAATAACAGCTTGTAACCCCCCCACAACAATGTCGTTATGAAATGCAATAAATAGTTTTTGACTTTCGTGTAAGACTGCCCCTTTATAAGTAGCCTCAACAGAATCTAAATCAAAAGACATTCCGTACTTTTTTAAATCGTATTTATAAAAAGACCGTTTAGCTATTTCAATAACAGCATCAATATCTTTTAATTCAGCTTCTTTTATTTTTAAGTCGTATGACATACAGTAACGTACCCCCTGTTATTACTCGTTGAATCAAAATCTGTTCCATCAAAAATCCCTGATCCTGTTCTTGTTAAAGTTACCCCATTTGTAGCATCGTATTTTATACTTGTGGCCCCTTCATTAAAATTAAAAATCTCATCCAAATCATCATTTAAAATCATGACGTTAATGGACGTTATAAGCTTAATATCAACCCCTAATGAAAAAGCCACAACTTTAGAAGCTGTGCTGTCCATATTCCATGTACCAATGTCTTTAATTTTAACTTGCTGATAAACACTATTTGCCATTTTATTCATCACCAAATCAAAATAAGGTAAAGATTCATCTGCTGTGCTTGCTCGAAAGTTAGGAATAGCAAACCGACTCATATTTCGACCTCTTCTACTGCTTTTCCAATAATAAAAGGAGCATCTTGAGAAAATGTGATTTCGTATTGTCTAGTATAATATGAGCCTAAATTTGAAATTTTATAAATAAATTCTGTATCACCTTGTATTTTTAATGGTATTTGGCGGTAATTACCCCATACTTGCGACCCATTATCTCGCCATCGAATTGTAGCCATAGGCTCTGTGTTGTTGTTAGTTCCAATACCAACTCCTGTTTTAAATCGAAATGTTATAGAATACGAACGCTTTTTTTTATGAGGAAGATCATGGTCAATATGACCTGTTGTCTTAGAAAAACGTATTGGTTGCACATTGTCTGTATATGTTGTTTTATCAAGCTTAAAAACCTCTCCTGTGTAGCGTGAACCGACTAAATGCTGATTCCAGTCTTTAGCATAAAGGTACGTTAAACCAAGATAGTTTTCTCTTTCATTTGAGCTTGAATTGTAATAAGAATCTTCCGACCAATAATTTAAGTCTAAATTATAAACAAAACTCCGCTTTTCAGTAGGAAAAGTAAACCGTATTTGATTAATCCCATCATAATGCTCAAAATCAGCTACACAGTCTGACACTGTCGACATTGCTTGAATCGGTTTATCAAATGCTGTTGAAAGTTGCGTCAGCCTATATCCATCCAATAAACATAATCTGCGTTTATCATCGAAAAAATACAAAATTCCATTCACATTTACTGCTGCGTGTTTAGCCATAATGCCTCTTCCTATTTCCATTCCGTTTACTCTGGAAAATGGGCTTATTCCATCATTTACATAAAATTCGATGCTAGATGACCCGAACAAAACAATTGTTCGCCGAACCACAAACAACGCAATTAAGTTGTCAGGATTAGATTCCGCAGTTGAAAATGAGAGGGAACTGAAGGAAAACGAGTCACTTGTAAAGTCTACCCAATGAAACTTCCCCGTTCCGACATTATTACACAACAAATACTGATCTAAAAAAGCAACATGACTTACATTTGTTGGAGCGTCTGCATCGGTTATAAATGCCGTATTAGCAGTTCCATTGCTATATACAATTTTTGAACCATTACAAGCAACAAATGTGCTGCCATTATCAGCAAAAACA